GTAGGTCTGGATGTTGTTGACCCCGACCGAGCCGAGGTCTTGGCCGAAGTTCAACCGCTGCTGCGCTAGGCCCAGGTCGTAGGGCTGCTCGCGGCCCTTGGTGTCGAGTTGCGGTAGCCCGGCCATGCCGGTCAGCGCGGCGTAGGGATCGAGCGTGCCGCCGCCCCCCATCAACTGCTGCATCATCGCCAGTTGCTCGGGCGTGAAGTACTGCTCGCCGGACGTCTCCTGGGTCGGGTCGTAGTAGTCGTCGGTGTAGTACGGGTCGTAGCTCATGCCCACGGCACCGTTCCGGCGGCGGGCAACGTCGTGCCTGGCGCCGTGCCACCGACCAACTGCAAGTACGTGTTCAAGATGTCCTGGTTCCACTGGTTCTGGGCGCCGACATTGGTGTCAGCCACCTGGTTACGACGCGTCCAGTTCTGCATCGCTTCCTGGTTCGCCGCCTCCATCATTGCCTGTTGCAGCGCCTGGTCGAACGCTGTCTTGCCGCGGGCCTCGCTCATGTTGACGCCGAGGTTGAGCATGTTGCCTTCGAGGCCGAGGTTCTGATCGAACGTCGTGCGGTCGCCCGCCAGCGCCCGCAGGTTGCTCGCCGAGCGCGCCTGGTCGGTCCCGGCCAGCAACGCCAGCGTGTTCGCCATCGCCCGGTCGGCCTGCACGCCTTCTTCGTTGGTGGCACCGACCTGTCCGGGTGCGACATTGTTGGCTTGCATCATCCGCTGCATTGCCGCCTGCAGATCGGGGTTCCGGGTCTGCAAACCACCCTCGAACGGGTTGGCATAGCGGCTGAGTTCGCCCTGAGCCTGGTCGAAAGCGGTGTTGCCGCGGGTGCGGATGCCCTCGATGCCGGACGTCACGCCCTGGCGGGCAACGTTGTACTGCGACGGGTCCCATTTCATGTACTGGCTGGGGTCCGCCAGGTCCAGGTTCTCGGCGGTCAATGCCTGCGGCTTGCCCTTGCCGATGATGCTCGATAGGTAGTCGAACATCTCCTGCGTCATCCCCGCCGGGCCACCGCCGCCACCACCGCCACCACCACCGCCGCCAGAGCCGCCGAGGCCAGGCATCGTCGGCAGCGTCCCCGGTGCCGTGCCCATGTAGTTGAAGGCGGTGTTGGCTTCCTTGAAGGCGCCTGGATCGAGCGTCAGTTGCGATAGCTGAGCGGGTGTCAGGCTCTGGGTCCACCACGTCGAGCCGCCGCCCGGCTGGCGCGCCTGATTGGCGATGCCTTGGCGCAACATCGACGTGTACTGCTGACCACCGGCCGAGGCGACGGCCGAAGCATTCGGGTTCTTACCGGTCGACGTCAACACGCGGTTGCGGTTGGCATTGGCGTTGGCGTACGGCGTGGTGACGACCGGTGGCTTCTTCTTCCACGGACTCTTGGGGACGCCCCATCCGGCCATCAGATGCCTCCTACCAGTTGTCGCAGATACTCCAACGCTTGTGCGTCGTTGGCGATCTGCTGCGCCTTCTCGGCCTCGATGTCAGCCAATGATTGCTGACGGAAGGCACCGAGGCGCTGCTCGTTCAGATCGAACTGCTGTTGCTCCTGCGTCAAGTCTTGCTGAGTCCGGCCGTACTGCTGGGCGTAGTCGCCGAGGTAGTTGGTCATCGCCTGGCGCTGCACACCCGAGTTGATACCGGGCCCAGCCAGACCACGTTGTCCGAACTGCGCCCGGTAGTGCGGGTACGTCCGTCCGAACTGCTGCGACATATCGCCCAGCGCCCGCTGTCCGCGCTGCTGGCCGAGGAAGCGACCGTAGGCGTTGGTCGCCATCTGATTGCCGTACTCGTATTCGACGCCGGACTTCTGGCGCTCGTAGTTCCCAGCGTTGTACGGACTGAACGTGGCCATCAGCCGATCCTGATGATGTGGTTGACGACGACGAAGGGCTGGATGTTGCCGTTGGTGGCGGCGACGCCCGCATTGTTGGTGCCTGGCGCTTCGCCATAGACACCGTGGATATGGGAGATACTGCGATCCGCCCAGCCGGTGTTGTTGATGTTGGGACCATCGGTGTTGTCACGGTTGGCGTTCGTGGTCTGCTGGTGACCGCCACCCGGCAGCGTGTCATTGGTTACGGCGGTCTCGCGCAACGAGAACTCCAACGGGGCGCCGCCCACCTGCCAGAGCGCATTGGTTCGCGACCAGGCACCACCGACACCCTGCCCAGCAGGGATGTTGGCAAGGGTGAGGTTGTAACCGTTCCGCACGTTGCTGTCGTGGCTGTGCTGGACGTAGTGCTGGTGGTTCTGCAGATCGTGCAGGTGGTTGATGTCGGTCGCCGTCGTCGCGCCAGTGTGATTGTGATTGTTGACGACGTGCGAGTGGGTCGGCAGCGTCGCATCACGACTACCGCCCGTCGACCCCACGTTGCCGAACAGTGCGTCACCAGCAGAACGCCCAACCACCGTCTTGCCGCGCGTGTCGGGCAGGTTGAAGGTGCCGCCGGAACCACCGAAGGCGTAGCCGATGGTGGTGAACAACGCGACGTAGGCGGGGTCGGTCGTCGACTTCGCTGAACCGTCGCACAGCGCCCAGCCACTCGGCGCCACGGGACCGCCGAACGCCATCATCATTCCCACCGGCAGCAATGCGTCGACGTAGCTCTTGGGTGTCGCGTGAGCGGGCAGCGCCGGTGGCGAGCCGAGCAGGTTGAGCGGCGCTTCCATCGCCGTCGAGCCGTCGCGCTTGATGACGTCAGTGGCGACGTAATCCTCCAGCGACTGGAAGTTCCAGTCGACGTCGATCGCCGTCGCCGGAGTGTCGTTGAGGATGTTCCGCAGTGGGTTCATGGCGGTCATGTCGTAAACCTCCGCAGGTTGGCTTTGAGGACGATGGCGTCAACACCCCAAGCCTGCGCCTTGGTGTAGTCATCGGCGGTGAACTCCAACTGCACGGCGCGTGCCCATCCCAACGATGTACCGCGCGTCGCCGGGTTGGCAGTCTTGGGCCGCGTCAGCACGTCACCTTGACGGATGCCCGAGGTCCACTTCGTGCCGTCGTCCCAGTTGAAGCCAGCGCCTTTCGGATCGGCGGCGCCACCGGCACGCCAGAAGACACCGCCCGACGTGGTCAGGGTGATGATGTGTGAACGTCGCTCGTTGGTGCCGTCGTAGTTCCAGAACGTCGACATCCGGATGTCGGTCGGCTCCGGTGGAACGCGCGCGATCACCCGCGGACGCAGGAACGACTTGCGTAGCTCCGGCCAGCCGTAGTGCTGCCAACTGGTGCGATAGCCGCAGCGGAAGCCGACCGGCGGCTGGCCTTGCACCATCACGTCACCGGCGACGGTGGGCTGGATGTCGACGCTGAGCACCCCGGCGACGCCGGTGCAGCCACACGTCACGACGAGCGGGAACTCGGTGCCGACGTCGGAGTACTCGACGGTGCAGGCAATCGTGCCAACCGCCGGGCGGTGACATATCCAGGCGTTGAGTGCGGGATCGAACACCAGCATCGAACCGTGCGAGTCGCTGTACTTGGTTTGGTCCCACGGCAACGAGACCCACAGCCGACGACCGAGCCAAGACATCCAGATGTCGATCCCGTTGTCGAGTCGATCGAGCGCCAGGCGCAGCTTGTCGGAGATATCGACCGGGGCCTGACCGCCATAGGCGTAGATCGCGTTGCGCCCCGACGACGAGAAGAAGTACACGGTGTCGTTGGAGCGAGTCACGCACGACGGGCTCGGTGTTCCCACCGAGGCTGCGACCTTGATCAACTGCCACGACTCGGCGTCGTAGCCGAACAGCGCCCACGTCGAGTCGATCTTGAAGATCAGCAAGTGGTCGTTGTAGGAGCGGATCGCGGTGATCGCACCGCCGCCTTGCTCGATGTCGATGTAGTCGTTGGCAGCCCAATCCTCGGGCTCGTCGGTATGCGACCAGCGCAGCCGGTTGGGATAGATCGTCCCATCCTCTTGGGTGTTGGCGGCGAAGACGTACCCGGCGTGCGGTTCGAGATGCTCGGCACGCGGCATCACGCCACGCACCGGCGTCGTGTAGTTGTTGTTCCAGTTGGCGGCTGCCGCCACCGCCAACGCCGCACCCTTGTTGCCTGCCGCCGGTTGGTTGGTCACCTTCCACGACGGGTTCTGTCGACCGCAGGCGAGATACACGGTGTTGCCCCATGCCGCGGGATCGGCGAGATGGGGGACGGCACCGCACACCAGGCCGAGGTCGGTGAAGGGTTGGTTGGGGCCTGCCGCCCAGACCTTGTTGGCGTTGGTGACGAACACCGAGAACGTCCCGTTCGAGTACAGGTGTAGCTGTGCGTTGCGGGGACGCCAGTTGGTGACCGGAGTGGCGACGATGTCGGACGGGTTCCAACGCGACCAACCGGGACGGGTGAAGAACCCGACCCGCGGGTCGATTTCCATGTTGAGGATCGCCGGTGATTCGTTGTCGGCCAGCTGGAAATCGGAGCGAGCGGTGTTGATGCCGCCGGTGAAGTCGGTCAGGTTGAGCGGCTGCAGACGGCTCATGGTCCGGCCGGGGTCACGATCTGCCAACCCATCGACGGGCGGATGTGGCCGCTGATCGAGCCAGCGCCGACCAGCGGCCGATGGTGGACCGGCTTCATGATGTTGGCATGTGCCAACTCCACGTCGTCTAGCCAACGCTGCATGTACGTCGCCTCCAACACTTCGTCTTCCTGCTGGGCGTAGGCGAGCGCTACCGCGAACTGTGTCAGCGGTAGGTGCAGGCGCGGGTCGCAGTCGGGGCTCTCGGTGGCAACGTCGATCCATGCCAGCGGCCTGCGATAGCCGCGCAGCGTGAACGCCCGGTCGACGTCGTGGCCGACGACAGGCCACAGGTAGATGCGGTCGCCCCAGACCGAGTACATCACCGACGACGTCGTCCCGGCGTTGTTGCCACGGAACACATCTTCGGCCCAGACCTGGGGCACTATCTCCAAGCGGTAGCCGTGGATGTCATCGGTGAGCGCCATGATCCCCGCCGGGTCAACGTTGCCGGGCAGGTCGATCCAGGCTTCGTTGGCCAGTTGGGTGACCGCCCAACTAGTGGCGAAGAACGGCCAGCGCGACTCGGCGTTGAGCGTGCGTTCGTATGCCTGCTGCAGATAGACGTCGATCGTGGCGTCGGGCAGATCGTTGGCATCGGTCTGGGTCTGGGTGCGAACGACCGAGCGCAGTTCGTTGACGGTTACCACTCGAACAGGTCTTCCTCGGTGACGGCGGTGGGTTCACTCACCGGCTGAGTGGGTCCGATCTTGGTCTTGCGGGTCTTCGGCTTGACCTCACTTGGTGAAGTCGCGTCAGGAGTTGGTGTCGTCGGCGCGTTGGAGAAGCCGACCGCCTGAAAGCGAGATGCTGGGGCGACGTTGCGTCCCCCGGCC